CGACATATGCCAGTCTCGATCCTTTGAGGACACCATTCGCAATCGGCATAACACTATCCTTTCGTTTGAGTCAAACGAGACGAGACGAACTAAGAGTTCGTCAAGTACGCATGGGTCCGGTACTGGCGCCATGAGCACAGTTGGCCTTCCCAGACCACGCGCCGGCCAGTAGCATCCATGTTCCACGGGGAAGATAGCTTCTTGATGCGCATGTTGGCACCGCGGAGTATGTGCAGCGTAAGATACTCCTCGTTGATAAAATACGCATCAAGAGCCGCTAGCTTCTCGTCGAAAAGTAACGGTATACCGTTATGCGTCGTGCCAGAGATGCCGAGATTGACAAGCTTGCGCCCGGTCCCGGAGTCCGAAAGTTGGATTTGTTGTTTGTCACGCGCAGCGGCCTTGTGCATACGGTAGATGTTTCTGCCGGCGAAGATGCACGTAGGTCTCGGGGAAGACTGCCCGTCAGTCGAGCGGTTGAGATCCAGTTCGAGGATGTCATCGAACGCTTCCTCGATGTTTTCGGGGGACAACGTACCGGCAAAGCGGTAGGAGGATGATCGCCACTGCGACTCTAGGGCGAGGTTGATACCGCCAACAATACCAGTAGTAGGATCAGCAGGAATGAGATTACCCAGGCCGTTAGGATCAGAGCCGGTACCGACCGAAGTATGATACGTCGCAAACTTCCTCTTGATCGACTCATCGAGGGCCTGGATCTTTCCCTTCAGGATTTTGAAGATTTCGGCCCGGCCTTGGTTCTCGTCCTCTTCCTGATCGGAGATGATGAGCGAACCGACGACGCGGGACATATAGTATGCCACAGTCGTGAATTCGTTCGTCTGGTCGATCGACACGGTATCGTAATACTGCATCGATTGCACGTTCGGGTTGAGGCCCGTGATGAGAGGATTGGTGATCTGTGGTCCACCGTCCTCGGTAACGACACGCTTCTTCGCGTGCAGATATGCGCTCACCGTGCCGCTAATGGCCGAGGCCATAATCAGCTTCGCACGGGAGCGAGTCAGCATGGATTGAACTACGGTATCGAGTACCATGAGCAAGCTCCCTTCTGGTTTGACTCAAACGAAAGCTAACGGGTGTTCCCGAGAACTTCTCGAATGATTGCGTCGTATGACATACTCGGATGTGCAGGGCCAGCGTCGCTCTGTCTCCGATTGTCACCACCAGATGGGGCCATACCCTGCCCATTTGGCAGACTCCGTTGCCCGTCCCTGGCAACAGGTGGTCCACTCAATCGCTGTCTCTGACGCTGCGACGGTGGACGTCTAGGGTCCACCCCGTTGCGGATCAGGTGTAATTGAACTTTGTCCCAGATGGCTCCCAGTGGCATATTCTGAAACTGGGGTTGCGATAAAACAGCGTGGAAGATATGCAAGTAGGGCGTAGCTTCCGGGTTCTGCGTAAAGAAGCTGTTTACCTGACTCTCCGCTTGGCGGAGGTAGTGGGACTGAGTTTGTTGGTCGGTACGCTCTTGCTGCCGTTGCTGAGTGTATTGGTTCATCGGGCCAACGGCTTGCTGGATTTCCCGCTTCACCATATCGGCTATGCCCTTGGCATCGATGCCGCCTTGAGGCATACCTAACTGTGTTATATCTATACCATTTAATGCGGCTCTTGTCAAGAGATTTTTCAAAACTCCGACAGGATCGGTCTGGGCTTGTTTGTAGAGCCCCGCCGCCTCCAATAGTTGGTCAGTTGGCAACTGATGTGCATTGATCTGATTGAGCGTTGACCTGGCCTTTTGTAGTTCTTGCTCAAATCCAAGACCAATCTCAACAGCTCGCTCCAGCTTGCCGCGTTCAGCATGCATTTGGCCCTGTATATTCCTGGACACGGCCTGAACATAATCTGACGCTTGTTTATGCACACGCTGATATATCCGAGCCTCAGAACCGGCTCTCGCGATAATCTCACCAGTCCGATTATCGATGAGGTTGCCTTTCTTGTCTTGCCTAAACGAAGCCCGTGGATCGAATTTAAGTGTATTCTGCCGGAGTGGGTCGCCTCGACGATTAGGGTCCTGACGTTGCGGCTGTTGCTGACGCGCTTGTTCACGTCGTTCAATTTCGTTTGACTCAAACGATTGAGGTGGCTCTTCTTGATCCAAACCGTCATCCTGGCCACCGTATTCTTGGCCTTCGCCCTCGCCTTCAAAACCTTCGGTTTCGCCCTCCGTTCCGTCAGACTCAGGCGCAAGGTCCTGATCGGTCAGACCCATTGACTCCTTGATGACATCTAGTCCAGCCTTCTCATCAAAGTCGGGCATTATGACTCCCCGCTATTGTATAGTTGGTCCCGGCCCCATTCCTCCTGAAGGACCTTGGACTGGTGACCCAGGTGTTTTCGGCATATTACCCATAGCGCCGCCCTGGTTAGATACTTGTTGCTGTAGATACTGAGCAATCTGTTCGGCTGGCAGGCCCTGCGAGTGCATCTGCATAACCTGCTGCTTCACCTGAGGAGGCAAGTTCGCAAGCTCGGGAGGAATACCCTGTGGGTTCCCTGCATGAGGCTGCTGAGCTTGTCCTGGCATTGGAGGAGCGCCGCCGCCACCCACAGTGGGCTGCCCTGGAGGGGGCTGACCCATTCCAGGTTGATGGGGACCAGGCTGGTTTTGACCAGGCTGTGGTGCGGCAGGCGCCCCTGTCGAGTTGCCACGCTGTGCTTGCATGGACATCTCGGCCTCCATCAAGTCCCAATCCTCGGGCTTGATGACGACCTCTGTAAACGCTTGTTCGAGTACTCTCAAGGCAACCTTCATCGAAGTAACCGGAGCCGCAGAAGCAAACTGCCCGATTGCCTGCACAACTTGGATTGCCTCTTTCTTCTTGAAGATGGAGTCGGGTTTCTCGCACGTACCCGGTACAATATCCAAAGCAAACTGCGAGTTGAATGTATCCAGAGACATATTCTGCCAACCGGCGCCAATCTTCTGTCCGACATAGCCAATCACTTCTGCCATGGACATATTCTGCACGCACATCTCTAGAAGAGCCTTACATAAGTCGGCCATGACATCTTCAACAACTTCAATCTTTGCTCCAACGGACATTCGGGCTGCATCTTGATAGCTCTGCACAGACGCTTCGTTTGTATTCGTCTTGAATTGCGTTCCCCGAATGGCATCCGATGTATTCGAGATACGGTTAACGGTCTCAAGAGTAGGTTCCTTGTTGAAGAACTCCTTAAACTGGATAGACGGCGGTGCAACAGCTTCAATAATATCACCGATTTTCGAGCCTTCAGGAACCTTAACGCCAACAACTGCCTGCTCATCCGAGAAGCCTTTCTTCAAAGCTTTCATCAGGATTTCAATGTCGGCCTGACTAATCTTTTGCGAGTTGTAGAAGAAGAAATTAAATATCGAATTGCGTATTCGAGAGACCTGCCGGTTGATTTGGTTAATTTCGTCTTGTTGATCCAAGTAGTACGAAACCTCACCCACGGTGGCCGTTTGCCCCGTTGACAGACCGAAACCAAAAATGAAGTACGGAAAGAAACGGGACGTTTTAGTATAATTATCCCACACCCATAGTGGGTACGCCCAGTCATCGGCAGCGAACAGGGCAGTGCGTCTCGTCGCTTTATCCCACACAAGCCAGCACTCCGTAAAGTACAGGTCCCGGTAGGTGCCAATTTCATCGTTTTCTTGGTACGTCGGGTCACCGGAAAGCGTTTGAAGTACAAGACCGAATGCATCGTCTTTCTGATTTCCGGAGCCTTCTGCAAACACGGCTTTGTGAGTTGGTTTGAAAATGTAAGTCCAACTGTTTTCCGAGTCTTTGCGAGTGAATTTATACTTAAGATAAGACGTTTGGATGTAGCATCGCTCGGCCATCCATGTCGCATCTGTTCCATCCGGCATTTCCGCGATAGGGTCAACCACGAGGTTTCTAGCGAGCACGTTTTTAAGCTTTGGGCCACCCGGCTCATAGATACTCACGATCGACTCTATCGCGGCTAGCTTACCATAGGCGTTTTCCAACGCTTTCTGGTTCTTCGCACGGGCGATCTCTTTAGCGACTTCCCCTAATTCGCGTAGAACGCTTTCCTGCGAATCCTCCTTAAGCACATAATCGAGCTTAAGAACTCCAAAGTTCGTCATAAGGGCAACGCCCACAGCTTTCTTCACTTTGGGCTTGCAATTGAGGAGATTTTTCCCTTTGAGCAACACATTCAGCAGATTGTGTGCGCAATCCGCAAAAGGCTCGTCCGCCTTGTCTGTAGTGTTCACTGCTATATCGGGGTCTTGTCCGTAGACCGCCGGCAGCATCACATTTACATTCGAGTACACAATGTTCTCGGTCGCGTCCCCTCTCTGGAACACTCCCTTCGAACTCTCTGAGGCTTTCACTTGATGATTGTTGTAGTATGCGAAACACTGTTCCCATGCCTCGTAAATGAGTTCATTTGCCCTCTGAGTCGCCTCAATCTTGGTCCGCCAAAGAGAGCCAAAAGCCTTTGAAACAGGTATGCGCGAGCCAGGATACATCTGGTAGACGGGCGGCTCTTTCTTCGATGGTTTCTGCTCGCCCTTGAGATATGTATCAACGTCGAAAGCATCATCGCCCGCGGGATCATCATTCGCATCGAATACAAACTCGGTGTCATCTACCATTTCGTTTGCCTCAAACAAGACCCATTACGGTTCTGGAGACTTGTTCCCTCGCGATACTCTTCGTAACCATCGACCCATGCGGGTACGCAATTTCGTAAACGAAGTCATGGATCGCGTCCGCCATTGAGGGGGAACACCTCGTGATCGCCTCAAATATTGAGTCGCCCAGGCGATGCGCATTCTCCACGCTTGTCTTGATGTTAGCAGGCACATCCTTGTGTTGCTCAAACGCAGACACAAGCCGCTCCAGAGGTTTGTTGTAATATGCCACAACTCGTGTAGCATTGATGATAGCCCCCATGTTCATCACGAATTCCTGTTCGTCGCTCAAAAGTGTGCCCTCCTCACTTTGCCGTCGTCATCCTCCTCGTGCCAGAACATCCATGGCTTTGGTACGATTTCGTCCGGTAGCTTGATTTCCGCAGGCTCTGGAGCATGGCTCAGCAGATACTTGATCGCATCCATAGCATGGTCGTCACGGTCGATGGGCTTATCAACGTGCTCGCCCGTCGTAGTACGATCCCAGTAATAATTCGTAATCTCGTCTTGGATAAAGTCCAAATCATCGACAAAATACAGAAGTGGCCCTGGAGTTTTACCAGTGATGATGTGGGGATGGGTTGGCTGCGGTGAGATATAAGCCGCAACCTTCGCAACTCCCGTAACAATGTCGTTTGTAGCAGGTTTGCACTCCATTCCCGAAGCCGCAAGAAGTTGCGAGACAGGAGTGCCCGTATCGACGTGCTTCGCAATAACCTTCTGTTTGAAGATGGAAGGATCGGCTCGTATCGCCTCATCGAACTCGATAAGATGAGTGTATTTGCCCCTAATCTTGTCAACTCTACCCGGTTGTTCGGTGTAGTGAAAGTTTCTCTGATAATATCCGTCCAGAACAATAACTCTTCCCCAGTCATCCACAAATCCAAGAAGATAACATGAAGGAGAGGAAAGCCCGAAGTCATAGCCTTCGATTGCTCTGACGACATAATGCTTCTCGCGTAGGGACCAAAGATGCTTCTTCGCCTGTTCGCGCGATATTAGGTGAATTTCCTCGTCAAAATCTTGGTAAACTAATCCCTCAAATGCCGCCCACTTCCCCTCAAGGAAGCGAGCACGCATCTGTCCCCGATATGATGCCTCTAAACTCTGGATAAAGTCTGGTGTAAGGTTTTCTTTGTTAGTATACGTCGAGCCTTCCACGAGGTCTATGATTGGTATTCCAGTCACAGGAGAGACCATCAATTGGTCCATTCTTCTTCCTGTTCGCTGGTAGACTTGGAGTGGCCTAACAATTTCACGGTAGACCCAGTTACTTGTAGGATTGCTAGTGAGCATGAGCCAACGAGGTCCACTGTCAGGCATACTTGTATCTTCTTGACCGTCTGGACGGTAGGGTGCTTGCCCGCGTAAACGTCCCATAAGGTCCAGCAAGTCTTTATGCACGATCTCGGGGTCTTCCACTTGGTCGATCCCGATCCAATCATACGTCGCGGAAAGCAGATTGCTCGTAGTCGAGCCATCCACATTCTGCTTGCCCCTCTGAGAAATGTACCTGAAGTTAATCACAGTTTCGTTCTTCAGGTAGCACGTATTGTCATCCTGCGTCGGCATTTTCCTAATCCAGTCAGGAGGACACCACTGGAAAAAGACTTTGCGCAGCGTATCGTTGAGCTTCGGATAAGTGGACCGACCCAATAACCCGTTTGACCCAGGATAATCTGCGCAAAGTTTGAGTGCCTTGATCACGAGCGCCGTAGTCTTGCCGTTGGCGAAGCCGCCACCAAAGAATTGGATCTTCGCACGGGAATGGTCAAAATCCCAGTGCGTAGACCCTTTTCGTAGCTTATAGTTATTATGCTGCATTCGTTTGTCTCAAACGAAGTTAGGCCGTTCTTTTAGGTCCCGGAGTCGCAGGACCTGGGGTAAAAAACCACTGGAAGCTCCCACCGCTGCTGTCAGTCGCGATACCCCACCCACCTGTCGCAGGTGCCGGCTTGACGACCACAGCAATCTGCGGGCCAGGTTGATCGGGCGGTACGTCAATCGGTGGGTCCGGTGGAGTGACACCCGGCGGAATGATTGGACCACCACCAACTTGAAGCCCTTCGATGGAGAGATAGCCGAGGAACGTGCCTTTGACCGGCTGGCTATTCGCATCCTTTGCCGACGGCATGAACACACCATTAAGAATAACAGGTACTGCTGCCATTTACACCTCCCTTGTTAAGCGGCAACCCATCCGTACTGCCACGGCGCCCAAGAAGGACTGGCTGGACTGCCCATTGCTACGATATTGGCTTTCGCCGTGGAGTCGTACACGATCTCACCGGCATAGTTGGACGTTGCCGGAGGACCTGCGTTTGATCTGTTCGGAGTTGTATATGGAACGTCTATGGGCTGAGCAGCATTACCCAGGTTCCTCACAATCGCCATCTGACATCTCCGTGTCGAGTTGAATATCCAAATTCTTCGTAGCAATGTCATCGCCAAGCACCTGAATTCTCAGGACATTCTTGAGAGACACTTGCTTTT